GTGTAAGAATAGATTTCTGTGTATTTGATGAGGTGGCTTTTATAGACAAGTGGAAAGAAGTTTGGAAGGTTATGCGTCCTACTCTAGTAGACTCCAAGGCAGAATGTTGGTTTATCTCTACTCCTAACGGGTTTAACCACTTTTGGGATTTATATAATAATCCAGACTATAAATCGTTTCACTTCACTTCATTTGATAATCCCTATATAGATAGGAATGAGATTAACGCTGCTAGAAAGGAAATGGTTGAATCGGGCCAGGAAGATACCTTCTTTCAGGAATTTATGGGAGAGTTTAGGAAAATGTCTGGTCTAGTTTATAAAACGTTTGCGCGCGGAATTCATATGGTAGATGTCCCACAACTAACGGATGATTATATTTATATGCGAGCGTTAGACTTTGGGTTCGCTCACAAGACAGCACTGGGGTATTTTGCTGTAGCTCCAGACCTTACGGCTATTTATATGTACGATGGAACGTATCAAGATGGCTTAACAACGCCTCAATTGGCAGATATAATACGGGTGAAGGATGGTAGCAAGATAATTAGTAATGCGGTTGCGGATTCGGCACAGCCCATACTAATACAGGAATTGTATGATGAGGGTATCTCGTTCGAGCCAGTAAAAAAGGGATCCGATTCTGTTAAGAATGGAATTGTTAAGGTCGCTAACCTATTAAAGATTAGGGAGGATACTGGGAAGCCCACCTTAATGTTTGATAAGTCTTTGATGTGGGTAGCAGAAGAGTTCGAGTCGTATAGATGGATGGAGAATAAATCGGCAGAGAACGCGCTCAAAGAGGCTCCTAGGAAGCTCAGGGATGATGCGTGCTTTGTTGCGGGGACTCTAATTGCTACTAATAAAGGTGAGATTCCGATTGAAGAAATAAAAGACGGTGACTTTGTTTCGACTCCGAGTGGATATGCAAAGGTACTCGGATGTGGAACGACAGGAAAAACAAATGTCTATAATTATGGCGTATTTACTAGCACTAAAGCACATAGAATATTAACAAATAGAGGTATGGTGAGGGTGGACTCTTTGAGGCATAATGATTTAATATGGCAAGAACAGAAAGAACGTACTTTCAGGGAGTTCCTTATAGACGCTATCCTGACTCAAAAAACAGAACACATCAAGTTTACTTTCAACGCTCTGCTTACAAGAAGTTTGGAGGTAAAGCTGGATTCTTACACAGGGATGTATGGATATACTATAAGGGGAAGATTCCTAAGGGCTATGAGATACATCATATTGATGGTGATGCTGCCAATAATGAAATCAGTAACCTTGAGATTGTCACACATGCTGAACATGCCAAGAAGCATAATTGGGGGCGTTGGGATGGCTTTGAAGAACATCAGAAAGAAATTGTTAGTCTTGCCAGAGAATGGAGGAAGCAGAATCCCGAAAAAACTAGAATCGTTCACTCGGAGCTTGCTAAGAAAGCGTGGGCAACCAGGAAGAAGAGGAGCGGGACATACAAGAAATGCGTTGTTTGTGGGAAGGAATATAAAACATACTTCCCTCGTAGAAGCAGGTACTGCCATGCAAATTGTAAGGCCACAGCTTTGCGGAGAAGAAGAGGTATACAACCTCGCCACTGATAATGGAATGTATTTTGCTAACGGGATATTAGTGTCAAACTGTGACATGATTAGGTATTTCGCAATGACTTACACCGCAGAGGCGGAAGAGGAATTAGATTATGGTTTAGTTGATAAATACGTTCCAAATATTACAAGGTTTAAGTAATGCTCAAACTAATTGAAACTTGCGATCAATGTAAAAAGACCCTGCAAGTTAAGGATGTCTTAATGGTAGGTGAAACCAATGGTAAACATAGGCAAAGCTGGTATAAGCTATGTCCTCATTGTTATGAAGAGATGTATAGAAAGTATGTACTTCCTACCCTAAAGGTGGATAAACGTACCGAGAAGGTCTTGCAAAGGAAAGAAATTGATGTTAAGCTGGGTTTAGAAAAACACGCAAGCCATTGGAAACAATTTTAAATATTACGGAACCTTAATGTATAAATTCTATACGGTGACTAATAATATTCAACCTCATTGTAACCGCTGTCCAGCTACTTACCCAGAAGAACCAGATAGAACCATTTGCAATACCCTTTATGGTAAGGGCAAGGAGAGGTATTCTTGTGGTGGGGAGATCTTACAGGATTTTGATACCGACTGGTCAATTGAGCTACTCAAGGACTATTCTGTGGTCACTGAGGGCGATTTAAGTCTGCATGATGAATGTTTTGATATTATTAATAGAAAGCTTGAAGAGGCGAAAACCGGGAAGAGTGCAGGGACTGGTAGGTTAAAGGTGAATATTCAGATAGAAATAGAGAACTACATGAGGAGAAAGGGAGTAAACATTTTAAATAAAATGAACGGGCAAGGGGGAATGGATACAAAGAGCTATTATAAGATTCCAGTAGGCGATAGTAAGATTAGTGAATTCGGATATGCTGAGCTTGCGCCAAGGTTTGAAGAGAAATCAAAGTGGGTTGACAGGAAAACGGGTGAAAGTTCGGACGCTGAAGGGTTCTTAACGTTTAAAGAGATTAAAAAGGGTGAAGCGAAAGAAAAGGCAGAAAAAGAGAAGAAAGAAGGATTCGAGTGCGAAGAGTGCGGAAAGGTGTGTAAGTCTAGGATAGGATTGATAGCACACGAGAAGAGTCATAAATAGAGTTTAAGGCGGGTAGCAGTAAATTGTAGCGACCAGTGTGGTCATACGGCTTGGGGCTACCCGCCTCCTGTATGACTGCATTAGTAATTATAATAAATACTAATGGCAAAAGCAGAAGATGGACTATACAATCGCTGGAAAGCGGAACATAATATGACCACTAGTAAGGGAGTGAAGGGGAAGTACGAGAAAATGATGGACGTTCGTGATAGTTATGTTGCATCGAGAAATTACCTACAAACAAAATGTCCTTGGAACGAATCAATGAGTGGTGACAGTGGTGATGATTCTGGTAGTTATTTCAACTTACGAGAGCAGCAATTAAAGGCATGGGGACAATGGTATAAGCCATTCCCAGAGGATGAGTTTAAGTCGAACGTTAAATCCCCAATGACTTCTGGACGTGTAGAAGCAGCGATGCATAAGATTAAGCAAATGAATGTTAAATTCGTTTGTAAGCCAACGGAGGATGCTGATAGAGGAAAGGCAAAGATTGTAAATGAAGTTCTAAATTTCTTATTTGACAAGGGAAGGTTTAAGTATGAGCTTGCTACTTGGTTCAAAGACGGGCTAATCCATGGAAACGGAATTGCTAGAGTTTATTATATGAAGAAGCAACGGAGTGTGAAACTTGCAGTTACAGACCCCAAAGAGATGACAAAGGAGCAAAAGAAGGAACTCAAGGAAAACGAAGGGAAAAAGGCGGTCTACGGAGAAACAGAGAAGAAACTTGAATATGACGATATAACTATTGAACCTGTGCCGTTGGTAGAGTTTTTCCCAGATCCTAACGCAAGATGTATTCATGGGAATGCGTTTACAGCATCGTGGGTAATTAGAAGAAGAATGGTAAGTTTTGAACAATTCTTAGCAGAATATGAAAGCGATCCTGATTGTGTCGATGTGGATAAGGTTAAATCTACCGGGTACTACAAAGACGAGACTTTGGTAGAGGAGTTTGAATTTCCGCACGATGATACTGATGGCGAATTTGTGGAGATACTGGAGAAAGAAGACGTGATAAGCGATCAACTTACGGTAGTAGCCAATGATATTGTAATTAAAGATACTCCCCTACCATATAACCACAAGCAAATAACGTATATAAAAATTGGATGTATTGAGCATCCTCATCAGTTCTGGTGGTTAGGATTAGCTGACAGGGTGTTAGCATTCCAGGCCGAAGAGGAGATTTTGAAGAACCTTAACTATGATGCAATGCATGAGAGATTAAAGGATAAGTATATTGTCAATAAAGGAGATTATAATAAATTCTTGGAGGCCTACAAAGAGACTGGAGGACGATTTATGCCTGCCGATAGTAGGGGGAGACCACTTAATCAGGTTGTCGAATTTATACCTCAGAATCCAATAGATCCGACTGTCTTTAATATATTGGAAGGAATTCAAAGAGATGCAACCACAGCTACACAGTTTGATCCTTCACAGCTTAGTGCTATTAGAAAGGATTTAACGGCTACTCAAAGTATGATGAATCAACAGATAGCGGATTCGTTTATTCAAGCTACGATGGAAAGCTTCGGCGAAGGGTTGATAATTGCAGCTCAGCAGATTGTAGCTCTAATGCAACAGTATTATAC